ACGGTCAGTAATGTTTACACCTACAGCTTGTAGTTCTCCACCCATGACAGGCTGAGTAGCTGGAGCCATCTCTTTTACGTCTTCAAGTATTACTTCACCAATACCAGTGCCAAACACTGCACTGTTGATAAGGCATTCACCTACACTCTTGCGTAAACCTACCTTCTCAAAGTCTTCATGCAGCTTTTGTCGTAAATATACAACGTCCTGTGTCTCTTGGTCTGCCATGTCATCGGTAATATCAAAGTATTTACCACGACCAAACGTAGCTTCCTCTATCTCAGCTACACTGGACTCTACAGCTTGCTGTGTAGCAGGGCTAATGATCCTAGAGCGTTCACTTTTACGCATAGAGTCCTCTGAAGCCCAAATACCACGCCATAGACGGTAGAATTCTTCAAACCTTTCTGAATAATTAGACTCATAATGGTCACGCCAAGAGTCACACTTAGCCATTACCCAGTTTTCTAGGTGTTCCTCGGTCATTAAAGTGTCGTTGTCACCGTAGTCCATTATTTACTACCCCGTAGCTTTTTGTTTCTAGTTGTTTTGGCTGCTTTTTTGAATGCTTTTGCTGTAGGAGCGCCTTTACTACCGGCTTTACGCATCTTTTCATTGGAACCCGCTGCAATACGTTTACGTTTAGCATGAATGTTACTGTATAAACCTTGTTTAGCCATGTTAATATCCTGTTACTGTGTCTAATACCTCAAGATCATTGATCTCAAAGTCATATGAATAAGCTACTTTAGCCAATTGGTCTATGTACGCTACTGAGTCCACTAGGTCATCATGTGTCAAAGGGTCTGGGAACTGAAATAGCTGGTCCATAAACCTAGTGTTCCACTCACCTTTGCTTAATGTAATCTGACCATTCTCAAATCTACCCTGTAAAGCCCACATAATCCTGTCAGTTTTCTTCCTGTTACCATGTGTAAGCTGCTCTACAACAAAGAATCTACCATGCTGTTTCATTAGGTCAGTCAAAGGTGACATTACAGCCTGCTGAGATATACCACGTTCAATACCTACACTTATAGGTCTGTAGTCCCTGACTGCTTGAAATATCTTCCTAGCTGTTTCACCTAAGTCCCACCTACCATAGATAATGTTCTCTATGTGCCATCCGTCCTCATTAACTTTAGCTATAGCTATGGAGGATTCATCAAGTCTACTGTTCTTAGATCTTTTCTTGTTTACTTCCTCAAAGCCAGCTAAGTCAATAGCTATGTAGTAGTCACCTACATCTGGAGTCTCACCAAACTTAACCCAGTCCTCTTTAAACATCTCTGAGCCTCTGGCTTCAAAGGATGCCATAAACTCCTGTCTGAATGCGTAGGATGACATTGACTTTTTAGCTAGGTCTATTTCCTCAGAGTCCAGTAGTTCATTGTCATAGCTTGTAAAGTGAAATGCTTTGTAGGACTCATCGTCCCCTAGCTCTGCGTACTTGTACAACTCATAGAAATGATTACGCCCCATAGGTGTACCAATAAACAATGCACCACCTTTTTGGTCGGCTAAGGCAGGTCTAAGGATCTGCTCAAAGACCTCTGGCTTCATGTCTGCATACTCATCCATCACTAGATAGTACAGAGATACACCACGCATAGTCTCAGGTCTATCGGCACCCTTTAGAGATATTACAGAACCATTGATTAATTTAATCTGTAAGTTGTTAATGTGAGCACTTACTATCACCCCCTGACCTAAGTCAAGTAGGGATTGCCACATAATATCTCTAGCCTGCCCCTGTGTAGGCGCTACATAAAATACATTAGCTTTAGACTTTTCTAATGCTTTTACAATAATCTTCCATGCAGCTAGCCTAGTCTTACCTGTACGTCTACCAGCAGCTATTACTAAGAACCTAGTATCATCTATCCAGACTTGCTTTTGCCAGTCTAGGAGTTCAATGTTAAGACTAGTCATTACTTCTCATTTGTATTGTAACGTCTACCTTCCCAAGTAAATGTTTTTTGTCCTTTACGTTTAGCTGCTCTTGTTGCTTCTCTAAAAGATACTGCCGACTTTGTATTTTTATTGTACTTAGGAAAATCTTTTGGATTGGCTCTAGGATCTTTAGCTTTATTTGCTATCGCTTTTTTAGAACCTCTAGTGTTAGCAGAAGAAGACTTTCTAGTATTACTTATACTTTCTTGCCTTAGACCTTCTTCTACTAATCCCTTCCCCGCAGCACCTGCTAGACTACCTACTGCTAGAGATTTTCTAGTACCTTCTCTGTAGGTTCTTTGACCTTTAGTAGCTTTAGCTGTGCTTTTTTGTCTACCTGATTTTTTAGTAGCTAAATCTTTACCGTGTTTTTTAGCTTCGTTTACAGCTTTTTCACCAAACTCTTTAATAGCTTTTTGAACACCTTTCTGAGCTATGAATCTTGCTACTGCTGCTACTGCTACTGGGATTGCCATACTATTTCCTTATTACTTGTCATGTATTAACTTTTTAAGTTTTTCCATTCTGTCTTCATCTACAATGTAGGTATACTCTATTTCTTCTTGTTGTTGTTGTTCAGTATTACCATCCCAGTTCAAGTCTTCCTGCTTGGCTAAGGTTTCTTTGTAGTTTTTATTATCCATAGGTCCACATCACTGGTGCATCAGTAGATCTAATGTCTACATGTACAAATCCTTTAGCTACACCTATACCAGTAAAGCCTAGCTCTATAGCCTTTTTAACTATAGTGTGCCTACGATTACCTGATGTTACAGCTATGTCCGCAGCTATGCCTTGGGCATGAGTACCTGGGGTTGTTTTACCTAACTCTATGGGATGCTGTGGAGATCTATAGCCACTGGTGATTACAAAGGGGAAATTACAAGCTTCTCTTAGCTCATCTAATGCTAAAATAAGGTCTTCTTCTATCTCATTCTCACCTGTCACTTGACAAGCAAACTCATCTCTACTGAAGTATTTATACATCTTGTTCTACAAGCTCCCCTTCAATGTCATTAGAATCAACATTAGTTTCTACATTACCACCTAGTCCAGATATAGTAATGTTTACTGAAGATCTACCACTGGCTGCATCTTTCTCAAAGTAGCTTAATGGTAGTGTACGATCCATTACTAACTTCCATGCAGCAGCTTGGTTCTTATGGTCATTGTCTAAAGCAGCATCAAAGATAGTCTCTAATACTCTACGGGACTTAGGGGAAGCAAGCATTCTAGCTTTATACTCATTAATAATAGCAGCATCACCTTTAGGTCTGCCAATAGTTCCCCTGTTACCTCTGGTACTAGAGACTACTTCAGACTTTTTAGGCCTGCCTCGTTTTCTTTTAGGAGGATCATTTAGATTATCCATAAGTATTTACCTTAAGTAGCTAAGAATACCTAGTTATTATAGCATACTTTTCAGTAAAAGTCAAGTACTTTCTTTGTTATTTTACATGTAATTACTAAAAGCAGTTTTTTCTTTTGTATTCAAGTGCTTGCATTAGGTTAGTGGGTACTTACTTATCATTACTTACTAACCCTTTTTCTAAATTCTGCTCTAGCATGCTGAAGCGCCTACTATAGATTTTATACCGCGCACGCGCCCGCCCCCGCCCGCGCCTAACGCACCCACCCGCATGCGCACGCACGCGCAAGCGCACACACGCACGCACACGCTGCAATAGATCGCCTAGGGGCTGGTCGTGAGATGCGTGAGATGCGTGAGATGCGTGAGTCACTGAGGTAGCCTTAGGCACACACAAGCAAACACAAGCAAACACACGCCAACCGTGCAAACTACCATGCTCGCACCACAAGCAGCCAAACTAATTCAATGCCTAAGCTATTGATATACAACGAGATATTAAATTAATTGTAAAATAATTAAAATAATTATTGCATTCTGTTTAGTGGCTGGTATCTTGTTTAGCAAGTCAGAGGGAATGCCCACGGGAGCAATACCTAGCTTGATTTACGATCCTAGGGTCGTGATAAGGATCAAGCCAAGTGCAAGCGGATACTTTGACTCTTTCGGATAGCCTGAAAACAAAGCGCAACACGGTGGCCTAGGACACAGCGCGGCAGACTAAGATACTACTGAGAGACTTAAAAGCCTAAGCCGTAGGCTTGACTAGTGCAACGAGAGGGTTCTTAGGAGTCGGTGTAAGTTGACAAAGTCTACGGCTTGGCTTACTTCTGAACATTTACGAGTGTTTAGAATTAAGTCAACATAAGGTGAACATATGAGAACATATGAAACATTGAGTCTAGTGGCTCGCAAGTACTACCCAAAAGAGAATAATTATTGCGCTGTCATAGCAGTAGCAGTAGCGGCAGATGTAAGCTATGGCAAAGCGCGAAGCTACTTATTCAAGGAAGGTCGCAAGGATGGCAAAGGCACGCTGCCAGTGTGGACATACAGCGCACTGAACAAACTAGGATATGCTCTGCACGGCTACACCGGTAACTATCCCAAAACATTATCGACGGCAGCAAGAATACTACCCAAGCGCGGAACGTTCTTAATACATACTCGCGG